CCTTGACCTGCCTTGGCTTTGAATAACTGCTCAGAGAAGGTGTACTTCATTGTGTAGGGGATGCCTACGAATACATTTGTGTCTATATCAACGCCTTCTGCATCAACATCGTTGACCGCTTGTGCAAGAGTAACAGTAGCTCCTGAGTTAGTGGCATTAAGCTTGAGTCCGTCTGTAGTGTAAACCTCTACAGAGTTGTCTGTTGGTGTGTAAGGTAGGGTGATTGTGGGTGTACCATGAGTGACTGTAGATGCCACTCGCATATCTAGGTGAGTAACGTATCCAGCCGAGTCCGTAAGACCAGACTCTAGAGGCATCTCAACGAGATTAGTTTCTCCGTTGTTTATGATAACTAAGGAGAGAGTAGACTCAATGAACTCAATGCCTCGTATCTCACCAGTGAAGGTAAACTTAGACCAAGCACTCAGTACTTTCTGGTTGTTGTTCCAGAAGTAATTGTAGATGTATAGTGAACCTTTTTCGTCACCACTGAGTAACGCAATTATGTCCTCTGAGCTGCTCCCTGCCATGTCGATAATGTTCTTAGGGATGTATGCAGGAACGTGTTCAGTGACTTCTACAGAGTCATAGACATCCGTAGAGGCATTTACAGTGAACTCACGGAGACCTGTAAAGTTACCGCGAGTAAATGGAAAGTAAATATATGAACCTAGCGGTAATGGGTCTACTTGGTCTTCAAAGCTAAAGTTAGTAATTGGAGTGATACTGACCGTCTTTGGTGTAAGAACATCTCCACCCTTAAGAACAAATTGTCCGTTCTCAGAGAATAATATAAGGTTCTCTTGGAAGCCCTTAGCCGACTTGAGATTAGTCACTCGACTGCTGGCTACAGACACATCAATAGGGTCAGAGTCTAGTAGTGTGGTTACTGTGGTGCGACCAAAGTTAAAATTAAGTTGTCCAGTTGTGTCTAAGACTCCTAGACCACTTTCAGACATCACTACGTTCTCTCCAGTAAGAAATCCAAGTCGGTTCTTAAAGAAGAACAAGTTGTCTATGGTTTGGGCTACAAAGGACGCGAGAGGGTTTGAGTCGTCGTCACCAGCAACTCGGTCAGCAAACTTCATTGTGCGAAGCGTGAAGCCAGTGCCGTCACTTATAAGCTCCATAGGAAGTGTGTTGGTGTTATATCCTAAACGTAGGTCTGGAGCTACACACTCTACCCAAGAACCTTGTCCAACGGCTTCACCGCCTGTTGTTTCAAAGCGCACGTAATAGTCATCTTGGTTAAGTTCGGCATCACCCGCTACTTTTACTTCAAATCCATTTTTAGCGACGAGGGGTAAGTCAGTTATAGAATTTACTTCCTTGTAGACTACGCCCATTCCTCCTCCAGCCAAATCATCTACAGGAGTTATTGTGAAGTCTTCTGCGGCTAGGACACCTCCTGTTTCTATAACGGATAAGACAAGCAAATTGGACTCAGTGTGGTCTGCTGTTTCAAAATAAAGTTCTATGTCATCTGATGTTCCCGCATGGTCACCAGAACGGTTTTGTATGTCACCAACACCTGTAAGGATAGTTGATGTATTAGTATTTTGCGATGCGCTACTCGCACTGGAGCCGCTTTGAAATACCTTTGTTAATGTCACACTGTTGGTTGTGCCACTTGTAGTAACAGGGGTGCTGTTTGTGCTACCAACAGTTAGTGTCTCTGAGCCACTATAGATTCTCGATTCTTCTGCGGGCCCATACACGTTTTCAAGCCCATACCTTCTGGTTGTAGTAGAATTTTGTGCATAAAAATACTCACCTGCATTTTCTATACTTGCGGTAAGTATTTTACCGTTGGAGTCTACTGAAGTTACTCTAAAGGTCGGCTGTGTAAAAAGGAACAGGTTTACATTACGGACATAGTCGTGCCCGTCATCGTCTGAGGTGTCTCGCGTTCCGCTAGTAGGGAGAGGAACATCTACAATATCATTTACCGCAAAACCAGACCCCGTTCCTCCACTAGGAATACTAATTACATTTATACGTAGTCTCCAGTTGGAGTAGCTAGAATTACCAGTGTCCCTAAAGAAAATACTTGCAGGTAATCCTGAATTAGCGGAGGCGGTTACTGTTGCTGTAAATCCATACTTCTTTTTATAGTCCCCTTGTTTAATGAATAAGAGGGCTTCCTTTGCAACGGCTGGAGATTTAGCTGTGCCTAATCCTACAGCTTGGTCTCTATTTAGTAGGAATGTGCTGTCTGCAATCGTAAGAGCCTTGAGAGACGCACGAGCCGTGTCAGAGGCAAGGTAAGTTCCACTGACTGGGTAGCCAGTAGCAACATAGGTCGTTGTATTTATGGGATTACCGTCAGTATCATTAGCGTTGTGTGCTGTAACTTCAGCCGAAGTAAAAGATGCTTTATAGCAAGTATTCCCTACCTGTATTTTCTGCTCAACGCCCGTAAGAATACTGTATGCGTATAGGTGTGTGCCGTCATGAATAATCACATACTTCTCAGTTCCACTTCTATTTATAAAGTGAACAAAACTATTACTGTCTATAGCACTCGAAAGTAACTTACCAACGTGCCTAGTGTTAGGGCGCTTCTTTAGTCCATCTGCAACAGAGCTAAGAGCGTTTTCCTGCTCCTCACATTGACCAGCAAAACGTGTTGCGTCAGGTTGTTGTGATACACCTTGGATAAGGTTAGGAACCGCTGTGTTAATTAGAGGCATTAGGAGAGGTCGTAGTTACGGTTGATACCAATTCTGGACGCCACATCGTAGCTGTCAAATATAGTTCTGTCAGAGTTGTTGCCTTCCGCATCCATAAGGTCAGCCCTTGCGTTGTATTCGTCACGAGCAATAAGAGCTTCTAGCTCACGAGAGCCTACCATACGTCCTTGGAATACCCTTGAGGAACGCAGAGTTATATAACGTCTTGCGGCTTCTGGCAGGCTTGTAAAGTCCAGTAGGCGTGTAAGGTTAACCTCTAGGTCTTTGGAGAACACTGAGGTGTTATTAGAGCGGTCAAACAAACTGAGACCACGTTGGGCGATGTCGATAGAGGTATCGGTTGTGTCTACCTCCAAGATGTCGTCCGATAAAGTTATTGTGCCATCCCCAGCAGGGCTCAGGGTGACTTTGAGTTCTGTGTTAAAGTGCCACCCTTCAGCTTGAACGGAACGACTTACCTCGTCCAGTACGGAGATAGCAGTAGCGGCAGAGATAGGAAGCGCGTTGGTGTCACTAATACTATTCACAGGGCTCTCGCCGATGTGTCCTAGCATTGAGTTAACAGCTTCTAGCTTTGATGTAAGTGTGGGCATATTATTATATAAATTTAAAAGTTAAAAAAGAGCCCCCAAAGGAATTAACCAAAGGGGGCTCAGAATTAATTTAGCGTACTTCTACAGCACACTCAGGACGCAAGACGCCGTGTCCCATTGCATATTTAGCAACGAACAACGTACCTTGACGTTCGATTTGGTACTCGGACTCTGTAGCGAGGTCGAGGAGCTTGACTGTACCGATAGCTTCCTTAGTACCTGCAAGGATGCGGGTAGCAGAGAGGTCACCGTTGTAGCCAGTACCACTAGCACCGAAGACGTCATTGTTGACACCATCGTCATCTTGGTCTTGAGAAGCCTCAGCGACCGTTACGGTAGCAAGGTGATTGCTCTTTACAAGATTGATACCAGCGACTTGGCTGATTGTACCAGTTGCGATATTACCAACACCACCAGCATCACGGTTAGACGCAAGCGACACTGCGCTGTTGTCTGCTGTGATTAGGGTGTAGTAGTCGGCAGGGCTCAGGATAGCGAAACGACCTTCGTCGCTTACATCCTTACCGTCGAGAGACTCAGCAACGCCATAGAGAGCGTCGATAAGTTCAGCCGCAGTTGCGTTAGCACCAGCGAACAACGAAGAGGAAGCACCAAGAATAGTGCCATCATCTCCACCGATTTCTGAAGTACCACGAGCGGCGGCGGCAAGAGTCTTCATCGTAGCGATGTCGAAACGTTTTGCCAGTGCCTTACCGAGTTCCTTAGCATAGATGCTACGGACGTCGTAGTGGTTCTTTAGTTCGTCGATGTTTGCGATGAACGTTGATGAGATGAGTACATCATCAATAGAGATGACGCGCTCAGCGTGTTTGATTGCAGACAGGTAGCTGTTACCTCCGTCAGCGATATTCTCGCCAGCAGTGTGGTATTTCGCGGATGCGATACCAGTAACAGGGAATTGTGCAGATTTGCCATTCTGAATGGTGCGTACCATGTGCAAGTCCTTCATCACGTTTGTTTCTTCAAACGTAGTTAGGATTTCACCTGAGAACACCTTCAGGAACAACGCATTTACATCACCTGTAGCATTGACTTGCCCTAAACGAGAGGGACTTGTATTGCCATTAGCCATGATTTTTTATTCCTTATTTGGATTAATATTGAGGGTTTGAGGTGTCCGTGGGCAGGGTTTGCTTGTCTAAGGTTATCCTCCTCAAAGGGCCTTACGCTACTACTAGCTTAGGGACGAAAGTTATTTCTTCTTTTTTACACGGAGCGACACTCGTGCCGCCTTGGTGTTACTTACAAATTGTTTTCCTTTAGAGCCTGCTCTTTTCTTTTTCTTAGCAGTTGTTGCTCGTTGAGATTGGGATAGGCTTTTAGCTTTAGCCATCGGAAGGCAACGGTCTGGGTTCTTCTTGTTTTTAGAAGTGCCGCAAGGGCCTTTAATCTTTCCATCTGTTCCGATGCGTACCCAGTTCTGCGCTCTCCATCTTGCAAGTTCACCCATTATTTCTTTTTCTTGATTGAGAGTTTCTTACGCTTGCCTTTGCCATAGTTGGGGTCTTTGCAATATTTGCTCGCCGCCATGTTTGCATAAGCAGAGGGGTATTTATCAAAGGTACGCTTTGCCCAAGCAATACCTTTAGGACATATTTTAGCCATTATTTGCCGACTTGTTTTTGTGCTAGGTTGTGAGCTTGGGTAAAGGTTTTACCTTTTCGCATTTCATCCTTCATAAGCTTCATGTGCTTTTTTGAATGATGCTTGCTGTGCTTTTTAAGCGTTAGCTTTTGCCTAGCGTTCATTAGTATTTGTAGGGCTTCTTTTTTCCCTTAGTTATTTTTAGGTTTTTACGTTTCATAGCGCATTTGGAACATCCACAGTTTTTCATAGGTCAGCACTTCCACTTTCTAAGTGCTAGAGCTTTACGGGTCGGTCTGCCTTTGGAATCCTTCATAGGCCCCTTCACACCGCTCATGCGTGCACAGAAGGAACGCTTCCTTGCGCCGCCTTTGGGCTGTGGGGCTTTGAGGTTAGAACCAGTCTTACGATTGTAGTAGTCTCTTCCTTTCTTGGAGAGACCCCCGCTCTTAGACTTGTGTTCTTTCCGTAGGCTTACGCCTTTTCTCTTTGCCATTTATGTAGTTATTTATTATTGGGGTTGCTCGGTTTTTATACCGAAGTAAATTCTTTTGTTTCTGGTCGTCGATTGGGTTGTTTACTCGTGTCCACGCGCCGCCCCCGCCGTTCCAAATGAACAGCAGGTGATTTACAGTTACTTCTTCACCACAGCTTCTAATGTGCTTCGAATAGTGCGAAAGAACTTTAAAAGCGATAAGGAAGCTGAAGTTAGGGTCGAACGCCACAGTGTGCGCAACTTTACTGCCCGTGATACGATTGTAGTCGTCCACCATAATTTTATGGATTTGATACAGCCCGTAAGCATGACCTCCGTCTCCAACAATAGTTGGGTGACTGTTGAGCGGAACTTCCCATAGAGGGATGAGAGAAACGAATTCATATAAAGATATCTGTTTTTGAGTGTTAGCGTTTAACCATAGAGGAGCCAAAGTAAAAGCTAAGCAAAGCAAGCATACCTTGGCGAACCTCTGGTAGAAGAACGAAGCCGTCCACATTGATGTATCCATTTTGAGAGCCAAAGATTAAAGAGAAAATGCCTCCCCCTGACTCTTTTTCGAGAGCTACGGGGACGTTGAGTAATGATAAGATAAAAGGCGCAACAATCACAGCGAACAAGATACTTACTGCAATCACCCGTCTGACCCATACGCCTCCACGCCCTGCGGCGGCTTCAGCAGACTTATCTGCCATCTCCTGTTTCTGGAGCATAGCATCAAGGGCTCTGCCTTGGGCTTCCGCTTGGGAGGCTACGAGGCGCATTACGAAACCTGTAATGCCACCTCCGAGCATGGATAATAATTCTATAGACATAGTTTAAAGGACGTTGGAGACCGCTAATCGTTTCTCTACGTTGTCACGGAACGCAGGGTCAGCTGAATAACGAGGGTCACGCATAGCTTCAGTTACCTGAGCGGCAGACCCAAAGGGTTTAACAGAGGAGCCGCTAGTACCACCTTGAGATAACTCAGGGGGATTACCGCCAGCAGAAATAAACTGAGCATAGAGACCTTTGACAGCCATCTTAGCCTGCTCTATTGAGCCGCTTTCTACGATACTGTTGAAGCCGTCTAAGTCGCCATCAGATAGGTTTTCAGAAGCCCAGTCAGCCATAGCGTTGTAGTTGGCATTGCCTCCTACTTCGTTCTGGATGTCTAAGGCTTGTGATGTACTCATGCTTTCCTGACCCGCTATGTAAGCTTCTACGAAACTACGGGGTAGCCCCGCTCTTTCTAGCTCAACAAAAGTCTTGTCAGTAAGCTCGCCTGTTTCAGCAAACTCTTCCGTAGCTTTTTCTACAGAGGAGTTAAGACTAACGCTTGCTTCTTCTTCAGCAGGGGCGTCGTCTTTCTTAGACTTCGACTGCTTTGATGATTGTTTCTTCTGAAGTTCGTTGTAGGCTTTTGCCAAGTCCTCTGGGGACTCAAACTTCTCGTCTAACCACTCTGGGCGTTCCTCTGGGGTTTCCTCTTGGACTTCCTCTTGAGGCTCCTCGGTGTCTGACTGAATTGATTGATTACGTTGCTCAGCCGCTTCTTCTTGCATTTCGGCTTGCTTTTCGAGGGAGACATTTTCTTCCTCGGTATGTTCTTGTACTGTTACTGATTGGTAATTAGCCATCTATTTGCTCGCTTGGTTGTTGTTGTTGGGCAAGGGATTGGTCAGACATCGCTTTAATACCAGCGGGGCCTAACTTCTCAGCCATTTGCATTTGTTGCATTTGCTGAGCCTCCATTGCCATTTCTTCTTCGGACTTAACCAGCCCATCGGTTTTGATACCGAGGGAGATTGCCCTCCGTTTAAAGTATTCTGAAACCTTGACGAACTGCGCTATAGCTTCAGGGCCTACCACTTGGGCGGCTCCAGCTAGGAACAGGTCTAGTTTCTGTAAATCATTGCCACGTCCTAAAGCTTCAACACCTGTAATGATGATGGGCTTAACAACGTCTTTAGGTATCTTGGGTAAAGCACCCTTCTTATTCATTACCTCCATTAGACGATTGACCAATGGAAGTTGCATTTCACTGCTTAGAAGAGAGTAGAGACCACCGAGGGCAGACTCTAACTCCATACCTAACATCCGTATCTCTTCAGCGGTAACACGCTCAGCTTGGCGTACAGTACCACTGGTAAGAAGGAAGGCGTGACCTAGGCGGTCTTTGATTACGTTGATTGTCTCCTGTGCTACACGGAAGTCGTTAAACTTGTTTACCTGTAGGGTGGTGACATCCTGTGCGTTGCCCTGTGTGATTGCACCGTTAGGACTGTCGGCTAGTGTCTTAGCTCTGGTTGTGCCGTTAGGGTTAACTAGGAATAGAACCTTTGAGGCGGCGGCAGAGCCTTCCACAATAGCTTGTGTGAGGGACTCAAGGGACTGTAGGTCACCGAGGTATTCCTCAACATAACCACGTCCGTAGTCCTCGCCATCAATACGTGTAAAACGCAGAGGGATAAATGGATTCTTGTCTAGACCGTAGAAGCCTTCAGACTTAGGAATAACGTTGCCGTTGATTTCCTGCCAGACTTTCCAGCCCTTATCTTTACGACAGACTGCTGTGTATAATTGTACTTCGTCATCAGAGCCACCTTCGTTAGCCCCTGCTACTTCTTTCATCTCCTCAGTGAGGCTCATGTAGCTTAGGGTTTCCTTGGTGCAGATGTATAGAACATTACCCATTGGGTCACGCTCAACACAGAAGCGGTCAAGGTGGAACACACGTACGCCACCATCGTCAGGGACGTATAGTAAAGCGTTACCAGTGATGATAAGTTGCTTAATAGCTTCGTGTAGTGCGGTACGGTATGTACCTCTACTGACCTCCTCCATGAAGGACTCTTCGACCTGCTGTAGAGACTTCTCAATCTCTGTGACTAGCTCAGGTGGAGCGCCTTCTTGTTGTAGTCCATATTCGTCCACTGCGAGACGGAAAAAGGGGGCGTTGGGAGGTAGAAGTGCCAACAGTAATTTTGAAGCGAGGTTGTTTACTCCTCGTGCCCCAACGCCCTGAAAAGGTGTGTCCAATCGGCTATGTGCTCCAAAGCCTTCGTCTGGGCAGACGTATGGAAG